AAATATAATTAAATAGTTTTTCAGCATAATTTTTAACATATTCTTTAAAATTATTAAATGCTTTAGGATTAATTGTTTTATTTGATTTAAATATTTTAAAAGTTTTATCACGACATTTAATTTCTTGATTAGTTCTTTCATTATTAATTTGAGAATTTATTCTATGAAGAGTATCAAAATAAAGAAGTGTATCTAAAGCACATTGTGAATATAAATGTTCCATTTTAAATAATGAAATTAGTATTTCTTTTGTATATTTATCTGAATATTTTCTATAAATATCTGTTGTTCTTTTCATAATTTTAATTTTATGTCTTTCATTCAAAATGTCTCTTTTAACATAAGGACAACATCTTGATACAATACACCTACAATATTCATAAGTTCTAAATTTATATAATGAAGATTGTATTTTCTTATATACATTATATTTGAAATTTTCTTCTTCTTCATCTGTAATTTTTGTAATAATTACTTTATTAATAATAAGTTCATTTATATCGGCTGGTAATGGTAATATTTTATTATATAATGCTTTTGTCATTTTTTTATCTGCTTCATATTCTAATCTTTGCCTCATTATACTTTCCCATTGATTACCAGTAAAATATATAACTTGTAATAATAATTTATCTTTTCTTGTAATATTTGAAATATCAATATTTTCACCGCACATAGAATAATATTCTTCAGAAACCCATTGTTGAATTTTAAATATATCATTAACATTTAAATCAAAATCTTCAATATCATAATAATATAATGAACTTTCATTATTAGTATATTCCATCATAAAATCATCTAAATCATTTAATTTTAAGTCTTGATCTCCAAATTCTCCTACTAGTTTATTTGTAATAATTTCTTGTAGTTGGCAGATAATAGACATTTACTTACCCGTTAGGCTGTTATTAATTTTTAATCAAAAATCAATTTTGTCGAGAAATTATAATTTTTATATGTATCTGAATTAGAAAGAAATATACAAAAAAAAATTTAATATATATTTTAAAAGATTATATAATTTTAATTTATAAATAAATCAAAATAATTTTTCTAATTCATTTTCCATACTAATATTAGTAAAAAGACTAATATCAATATTTATGTCTATTGATAGTGTATGTTTTACTTTCATAATATGACCAAATTCTAAATAATGTGTATAGACATCTATTAAATATGTATTACTAGCATCAGTTAATTGATTTGTAAATTCTGTTATAATACTATTTTTAAGTTCTTTTAAAGTTAATTTAGAACTATATTGATATTTCTCATGATAGTCTTCCTCTGAAATAAACAAATCACATAAATAAGTCATAAATGAATCACCATAAAATCCTAAATTAACAATATAATGATAATTTAAAGTTTTTGAAGTAGGTATTTTAGCATTTGATAATTTTAAAGTATCTGTTAATTGTTTTATGAAATGTTTATTGATTTTTTCTCGGTTTATATTTAATAAATTTTCAAAATTTCTTATACTTTTATTTTTCAAATAATTTTCTGTTTGCATTCTAAAATTATATAATAAGTTATGTATATATTTTCTACATATAATATTACTTATATATTCTAAAGTAGATATTTTTTTACTAAATGATGGATTAATTTTATCTACTACTATATCACAATCAATAGCAATTTTATTATTTTTTACTAATAGATTAAAATAATTTATTTTTGTGTTATTATATTCAATAATTTGTTGTTTATTCATATTCATTCTTTTTCAAGTGTTTATTAAGTTTTAATCAAAAATCAATTTTGTCGAGAAATTATAATTTTTATATGTATCTGAATTAGAAAGAAATATATACAAAAAAAAATTTAATAATAAATAATATAAATTTAATTAATATTTTTATCTATATAAAATATAATCATGAGAATCAATTAATTTAAACTCACATCTTTCACAAATAGACATACATTCAGTTTCATAAAAGGGTAGTGGGTCTAAATACCATTTTACAATTCTTGTTCTTTTTCTACATACAAAACAATAAGATATTTCATCTTGTGTCGTAATTGTATAATAATTATTTAAAACATCGATCTTATTATCTGCTACTAGTGCCATTCTGTGTTTATTAATTTATAATCAAAAATCAATTTTGTCGGAAAATTATAATTTTTATATGTATGTGATTTAGAAAGAAATTTTGATTAATCTAAATCATTATTATTTATAAATTCTATTTCACCTAATTCTTTTAAAATTGGTAGACATTTTTTGATTATTGGTTTATTGGCTTTATACCATTGAATTTTTTCAACAGGAACTTTTATATTGTAATGTTTCTCCCAATATTTAATAAAATGTTTGATTTTATCTTGTTCTCTATATATTGCTTTTCGCTCATCAATATTTTCATATTCATAAATCTTTTTTTTTGTCATTATATATATATATTAGATTTTTTTTTTAGATATTTTATATAATTTAATAATTAATTAATTATCTAAAAAAGTCAATTTTAAATCAACAGAAAATAATAATGGTCTAGTAGTATAAGTATTTGATGCTTCTAAAACACTAGGATTTGCGGCAGTATAATTCATTCTTTCAATTTTGATTTGACTCGGTAATTCATTACATATAAAACTTAATGGACTAGTTTGCGCGCATGATGCTGATGTTTTATTTTCTACTTCTGTAAATTGAGCCAGTATTGTTCCAGAACCGCCCGTTTCAGTTGAAATTCCTTGTTGTTGTATATTACTTCTTAAAACTATTATTGCTATATCTGCATCAACAACTTTAGAATTTTTATCATCATCGGCTGTGATTTGAATCACACTTGATAACACCTCACATAAACATCTTCCTTTATTTCTTAAATCATTATCAAGGTTAAAAGTAAAACTTGATTTATCTGTGCTTAAGCTTACAGTTGAACTATCTAATGAATTTAATTTTAATAATCTAATATGAGACATTATATATATTATAATAATATATTATTTTTATTCTTTATTATTTTAAAAAGGTAAATTATTTAATAATTTTAATTCTTTATCAATAAAATCAAGATTTTCTAATTCTGCTTTTTCTTTTAAATATTCTTCTTTATTCATTCCTTTAATAGTTTTGTAATATAAATTCTTGATTAAAATACTATGCATAGGTTCTGGATATTGATTATAACTTTTATCAATAATATCTTTACAATATTTGATTAAATTTTTTTTATCATTTAAATCAATATAACTATCATCTATTTTTTCAAAATCAAAATTATAATCTTTATATTTATTTATTAATTCTTCTCTATAATTAATATTCACATCAGGTTTATATTCTTTTGAATCATCAGAACCTTCCATTATATATATATATAATATATTTTTTTTTAATTAAAAAACGGCTTCTACAGTTCCGTTAGGGAGCATAATAAATGTGCGGTCGTGAAGGGCGTATGTAGTCACATCCTGGGCTGCCGGCGAGCCTCCTGAAAAGTTTATTTCTATAGTGGATGGAGCTCCAGAGCCTGATGTATCGAGACCTAAATTAACTAGACGCTCATCTGAAAAGCGTTTGAGATCTACAGCCATCTGTCCCGAGCCAACATTATCTCCTGCGGCATCATCTGCTTTAAATCTAGTTAATGTAATGCAACTTGATACAGCATATTTTTTACCGTGTGGAGCCCATGCTTTACTGGCTTCCATATATGCTCTGCCAGTATTGGTAGCCGAAAAATCAATTTCATCAGCAGGATATAATTGACCTTGAATAGTGTGTCTATATCCGCCTACATTAGTTAAGTTAAAAGCGGTTAATACATTTTTTACTTTATTATTAAGATTTGCTGATGGTCTCATCAAAGTGACCATAGCATTTAAAGATTTGTATGAAGCATTTAATTGTAAAGTCTGTTTGCCAGTCTGTGCTGCTACAGAATTTATTATTGTTCCGGCGGACTGACCTATAAAAGCAGTCGGAGAAGAACTTATCTGTTGGCTATATTGAGCCATAATTTGTTCGTCAAGAATGGTATATACAGGAGCATAATATCTAACTTCATCTAATGAATAAGTATTAACTGCTAAATCAGCATTCTGGGCGATAAGGGCTTGTACTCCAGAAGCTAATGTGATTTGTATAGTTATTTGAGGTAATCCCATAGGGAGTGCTTTGTGATAATAACTGTTTAAGAAAGCACAATTTAATTTTACGCAAAAATGGCTAGAAGCACCTTCACCTACTCCGTGCCCTTGGCTTACGGCTTCTAATGCGGGGGCTCCACCGCCGTAAACGGCTTGAGAAAAAGTTAAATCATTTATTGAAGAATTCCAATCTTGTTCCATTAAATGATAAATATTATATCTATCTATTGTTTCAACAATTGAACTACCAGCTACAGCTATTTCTAATTTATCAATTACACATGCTGCATTACCATCTAATTTAATTCCAGCATCTGCGGCAGATGTAGAATTATTAGTTAGTTTAAAATATAAATATGATTTAGATGTATCTATAAAACCATCAGCTGAAACTGGTATTAAAATTTTATTATTTGAGCCAGAATTGTAAGAACTATTAGTAGCATCAAAGCGGCTTAATCTTGTTCTCGAAGGTATCGAATCTGAACCGGTAATACTATAGAGCATAGAAGTCGGGAGGCTATTCTGTAAAGACATATTTATATTAATATATTAGAAAATAATTTTGAAATTTTAATATTATAACTTATTATATAAATAATGAAAATTATTGATAATTTAAAATTAAAAAATTTTGATTTAGTTAAGCAAAATGTTGATGATTTATCAAATTTGCCTTATATACCCACACCGCCTTTAGAACCTATTAATATGCTTTTCTTCTTTGTTGGAGCATCGGGAACTGGTAAAACTTCATTGGTATTAAAATTATTATGTAGTCATCCTACAAAGAAGCATCCAGAAAAAAGTCGAGCGTATTACAAATTATTTGACAAAATAT